AAGAAAGATTTGTTTATGTTTTTCAAGATGATGGGTCTAAACCAGAATTTAGATTAATTAATGTTATTGGTGAAATAGATTATGAGTCTTCTTCAAATTTAAGAATAGGAGATAATATAAAACTATCTTCATTTGGAAAAAATTTAAATGATAAACCAGAATTTAATAGTTGGATTTATAATTTACCAACTTCACACGATATTGAAACTATCAATATTTCTGGAAACTCTACTGGAACAATTTGGACTATAAAGTTATTTGATAACATAAAGTTTTATATTGGAGAAAAAGTAGAATTACAAAATACTGAAGATGTAAATGATGTTGTTACAACTGCAAAAGTAGTGTCAGTTTTTTCTGGAGATACTATTGAAGTAGAATCTTCTTTTAATATTTCTTCCAAAAATAAGTTAAATAGAATAATTGAAACTGGAGAAAGTCAAAATCCCAATCTAGTTAATATCTCAAATATACCAATTGGAGCTCAAAGTACATATATTGATGAAAATAATGAATATTTTTATGTAACTTCATCTGGAATACCAAATTATAAACTATATTCCACTCCACAAATTATTAGTTGTAATGCTGGACCAGGAGTTGGCATAACTGATACTTTAAACACTCAAGATTTCCATAGATTTTATACGGGAGAAAAAATTTATTTTACCCCATCTTCAGGATCTGGAATTTCTACTGGCATATATCATTTAACAACTATCGGTAGTGTAAAGGATAGCAAAAAAGTAAAATTCTCTTTGAGTAAAAGTGATTTATATTCTAAAAAATACATATCATTTAATAAATCAACTACATCAGGGTCTTTTGTTAAATTAGATTATGAAAATAAATCGGTAAGTAATCAAAAAATTATAAAGAAATTTAATTATAAAAAAGGACAAAATCTTTTATCTGAAGTTGGAGATAGATCAACAAATAATAAAAAAGTCGGAATTTTTGTAAATGGGTCAGAAATTTTTTCACCTACATTATTTGATGAAAACATTTATTATGGTAAATTAGAATCTGTTTCAGTAACTAATTCTGGAAGTGGATATGATGTAATGAATCCACCAGAATTGGAAATTTCAGATGTTTCTGGATCTGGAGCAAAGGGATATTTAAACATTACAGGATCACTAGAAAGAGTTAGAATTATAACTCCAGGAATTGGTTATCAAGTTAAACCAAAAATAACTATTCTTGGTGGAAACGGATCGGGAGCAGTTTTAGAACCGAATTTCGTAAAATCACAGATCAATAATGGTTTTAAAGGTGATGGATTTGGATTAAATCCAACTGATAACACAATTACATTTTTTGAAAAGCATAATTTTGAAGATGGTGAAGAAGTAATTTATAATTCAAACTTTAATTCAGAAATTGTTCCTTTAAAAAATAGTTCAATCTATTATGTTGGTGTAATTAATGATAAAGTAATAAAGTTATATGAAGATGTAGTTAATGCATTTTCAAGAACTAATGAAATAAATTTTATTGGAATTAGTTCAGGTTTTCATTATTTAAAAACTACAAAATCAAAAAATACTATTACCCAAGTATATGTGAAAGATGGAGGTTCTGGGTATTCTAATAGATTGATTAAAGTTCCCTCTGTTTTGTCTTATGACAATAATACAAATGGAGTTAATACCTTTGACAATTACATTTTTGCAACAGATCATAGATTTAAAAACAAAGATATTGTAAGATACTCAACTACGGGGACAGCAATTAGTGGTTTATCTACAACATCAGAATATATCGTAACAGTCATTGATAAAAATAAATTTTATTTATCTTCAGTTGGAAATGGTGATAAAATAGATGAGTTTGATTATATCAATAAGAGATATATTAAATTTTCGTCTTTAGGTGATGGTGATCATACTTTTTATTATCCACCAATACGATTAGTTGTTGAATCTCTTTCTGGAGTCGGTGCAACAACAATTATTACACCTGAGTTTGAACCGATTATAACAGGAGAAATTGAAAGTGTATTCTTAGAAACAAACGGTGTTGGTTATGGTGTTTCTGATATAATAAATTTCCACAGAAGACCAGACATAAAAATAAAACCAATAGCATCTGAATCTCTATTAAAACCAATTGTTGTCAATGGTTCAATAGTTGATGTTCAATTTTTATCTTATGGTTCTGGATATGATAAAGGAATAGATATTCAAGTTTTTGGTGATGGGAAATTTGCAGATATTAGACCAATAGTAGATGAAAATGGAAGAATAACCAGTGTCAATATTGCAAATGGTGGTGTAAATTACTTACAAAGTAATACAATATTAAAAGTAGTAAGAAGAGGGAAAGATGCAAAGTTCCTTGGAAATATTTTTGAATGGAAAATAAACCAAGTAGAAAAGAATAAAGAATTATTATCTACTCAAGATGAAGGTATAATAGCACCAAGCAATAATAAAGATTTTGGATTGCAATATATAAACTTTTTTGCTCCTAAAGTACTAAGGTATACACTAAATGATCACGTAGATTTATCTAATAGGGAAGTCATTGATAATACTCATTCTCCAATTATTGGATGGGCATATGATGGAAACCCAATATATGGACCATATGGACAAGTTGGTTCTGAAATTAGAAAGATAAGATCTAGTTATTTTAAAAAAATAGAAACTAATCTGAATTTAAGACCAAATCTACCAGATGGTTTTTTTGCTCAGGATTTTTATTTTGATAAAGCAATTGGTGATTTAGATGAATATAATGGAAGATTTTGTATAACTCCAGAATTTCCAAATGGAGTTTATGCTTATTTTGCATCAATTGATAATGCAATCATATCAAAACCAGAATATCCATACATCGTAGGAAAAGAATTTAAGGATTACGCAATAAAAGAGAATTTTATTCCATCTTTTAATCAAGATTTGAATATGTTTGAGTCTGGTATTATTAGAAATATTGGACCTTATTATATCAATTCAAATAGATCAAGTTATAGTTTAATACAAAGTAATGAAGATAAGCATAAACAAGAGTTTATGGTATCAGAAACTTTATCATCTGCTGTTGATCAGATTTTAGTTTATAGTCCTGGGGAAAATTATAAAATTGGTGATAATGTTATATTTGATAATAGTGATACTGGTGGTACTGGTATAAGTGCCGAAGTGTCAAGATTGAGAGGAAAGGATCTTTCTAGAATTGAAGTTGGCATTTCCACTTTCAATAATACAAGATTTTTTACAGAGAAAAATCTTGTAGTTGGATTAGTAAATGAACCACATAATTTAGTGAGTGGAGATCAAGTAGTAATATCTGCAGTGTCTGATCCCGTATATTCATTTTTAGAAGGGTCAAGAAAGATATTAGTTAAATCTAAAGTAGTTGGTTTGACAACTGATATTGATATTATACAAGTAACAGGACCATCAACTAAAATTTATGTTAATGATTATTCTGGTTTTGAAGTAAATGATTTTATTGGCATAGGATCTGAAAAGTTGCAAATTGTAAAAATTGATGAGACCGATTCATCATTTATTGCAAATAGACTTGAAAATGTTGGTTTCCATACGGTTGGAATTGATAGCGTTAGACTATTACCTAAAAAATTCTATTTTTCTGAATTATCTTTACCGACATATTTAAGAGAAAATGCACCAATTTATTTCAATCCAGAAACATTAATAGGATTTGGAACTCAGATAAACAATTACACTTTACCTGATCAGTCCAATATATCTGTGCCAGAAAGGGCAATATATGTTCCAAATCATAATCTTTATACTGGACAGCAAATTGTATATAATGTTGGTTTTGCTGGCAGTAGTTTATACGTTTCCAATATCCCAGATTCTGCTGCTTCTTTCCCGTTACCAGACAATACTTTACTTTATGTTGTAAATAAAGGAAAAGATTTTATTGGAATCTCTACCTTAGGATTTACGACTTCTTCGGGTATAGGAACAAATAATAATAGTCTATACATTTATGAAAACAACTCTACTGTTGGTGCGGCTCATTCATTTACAACAGTTTACAATGAAGTTTTGGGTACAGTTGAAAATTATTCTTTAACTGTGGATACTGAAGAAGATCACGAATTAACTAATCTTGATTCGGTTAACTTTAGTATAAACCCAAGATTAACTAATGTATTTTCAATAAGTTATGATTCTATATTGAGAAAATTAACAACAGTTCCTATAACTTTTGATACTTCAGTTTCTGTTGATGTTGCAGATTCCACAATCTATATTCCAAATAATGATTTTTCTACTGGTGACAAAATTGTTTATTATAATATTGGAAACTCTTCTATAGGTGGATTAATTAATAATGAAACTTATTATGTAATAAAACAAGATCCAGATTATATAAAATTAGCATTATATAGATCTGATGCTATATCAGGAATAGGAATTACCTTTACCAGTCAAGGTTCATTATTTAATTCAATATCTTTAATAAATCCCCTATTAAAAACAACTAAGGGAAATGTAATAGTATTTGATTTATCAGATACATCATTAAGTGGAATGGATTTAAAACTTTATAGAGATAGTAATTTATCAATTCAAGTTGAATCATATAATTATAAAAGAAATGGAATTGATGCGGGTTCTCCTGGGGCAGAACTAAGAATAGATACAAATAGTAGTTCAATCTCAAATACACTTTTTTACACATTAATACCACTTTCACCATCAGTTGTAGAAAAATATCAGATATCTATTGATACTGATGTAATTGGAAATAATAAAATATCAATAGAAGATAGTACATTCAGTGATTTATACCAAATAGTAGTAACCTCAAATTCAAGTTTTAAATTTAATTTATATGAAAAACCAGAAAGTTTTTCATATACTACATCTTCCGGTATTTCTTCTATTTTCTATGAGACCGATTCTAAAACTGCAAGTGGTCCAATATCTAAAATAAGATTAAATTTTGGTGGTAAAAAATATAAAAAACTTCCAAAAATTGTTGGTGTTGAATCCGAAAATGGTAGAAATGCTACTCTTAAGTGTATTTCAAAAAATATTGGAAAAATAAACAATATTGAAAGGGTAAAAGATGGATTTGATTATCCAACAGATCCAACACTTAAACCAATTTTAAGTGTTCCAACTGTATGCCAAATTAGAGGAATTTCTAGAGTTAAATTAATTGATATAATATCTGGTGGATCCAATTATATCACTCCACCAAAATTGAAAGTATTAGGAAACAATAATATAGAATTAGAAGCTATTATTCAAGGAAATTCTGTTGTTGATGTTAAGATAATTAGAAACACAAAAGATTTAACTCAACCATTAACAATAATACCAACAAGAAATTCTAATGGATATGATATTGATGATATTACTTATAATAATATAACAAAGAAAGTTACATTAGAACTAGTAAACTCTGATAATCAACAGTTCCCATTAATATCAAATTCATATGGATCAAATATTGTTGATTTCCCATTTAGTGTTGGTGATCAAATATTTGTTGAAAATTGTAGAATATCCGATCAAACAAAATCCAATTATAATTCATCAAATTATGGATATAGATTCTTTACTGTAACTGATGTTAATCCAAATAACTATACAGTTACATATGATGCTTCTTCTATTCCCGATAATCTTGGGGAATATAATTCAGATTTTGGATATGGATATGTGGTTAACAAAAAAAATATGGCATCATTTGAAATGGAATTGGAAGATGATTTATCCTATTTTTCTAATGAAACTATAATAGGTTATGATTCAACTGATTCTGCAGTATTCACCGCAAAGGTGATGGAGAATGGATGGGATAATAATATTAATCAATTGAGAATGATTGATTCTTCTGGAGATCTTGAAGTTGGATATAAGCTTTATGGAACTAGATCTGGTTTAACTGGAACTATTGAATCAGTTAATACATTTACATTAAATTCAAATCTTGAAGTATCTAGAGAAAAAGTAAATGATTTTGGAGATAGAGTTGGATTTTTAAATGATTATCAACAGAGAATATCTGACAATAGTTACTATCAAAAGTTTTCTTACTCAATAAAATCTGATGTAAATTATGAAGATTGGAAAGAATCTGTAAGATCATTGGTCCATCCTGCAGGATTTAAGGAGTTTTCGGACTTAGATATAATCCAAAAGGCTTCAAATACAATGAACGTTGGAGTTGGAGACTCTTCATTAACTATTTTAGCCAATATTGATGGATATGGTTCAATGTATTCAAGATCCAATTTCTCAATGGTACTAGAAGATGACCAATTTGAAGATGGTTCAGTTGAGAGAATACTTTTCCCAGAAGGAGTTAGTTTAAAATCATATATTTTAAGTAAAACAAATAAAGTTTTAAAAATTGATGATATTAGTGACCAATTTACTGGTTTTACGACTACTACAGGTGGAAAAATAGTTGGATTAACTACTTTTAAACTAAAAAATAAAGGAACTCCATTATTTTACCACGAATTTTCTGGAATTAGTACTTCTACAATAAATTTAAATGCAGATGCATTTAACATTAGAAATCATAATTTCCAATCAGGACAAAAAGTATACTATGGAATAGGTTCTACATCTATAGATCCAATTTGTTTAGTGGAAAATACTGTTGACTCTGCATTTAGTTATAATTTAACTGAGACTTTTGATAGTCAAGTATTTACATTTGATAGTTTAGATTCCACTATGGATCAAAACTAAAACATAAATAAAAATAAAGAAGTTTCTATTGTATAATGGCAAAACTAGGAATAAATACCGGTTCTACACCAAATGATGGTACAGGAGATACACTTTTAGCGGCTGCTTTAAAGATAAATCAAAATTTTGATGAGATATATACCACTTTTGGTGATGGTGCTAGTTTATCTGGTATTGTTGGTTATGCAACTGAAGGATATGTTGATAATGCTGTAGTTGGGTTTATAACTTCTGGTTCTCTAAGTGGTTATGCAACTGAAGGATATGTAGATAATGCTGTAGTAGGATTTATTACTTCTGGTGCTCTAAGTAGTTATGCGACTGAAGGATATGTTGATAATGCTGTAGTTGGTTATGCAACTGAAGGATATGTAGATAATGCTGTAGTTGGGTTTATAACTTCGGGTTCTTTAACTGGTTATGCTACTGAAGGATATG